TCTCCGGCGATGACCATATCTGCGTTGGCGACTTGCGTCACACCATAAAAGATAAGCAGATATGTGCCTGGAGTGGAGAAGGTCAAGTAAGCGGCAGCAGCTACAGCGGCAGCTTGTTGTTCTTGATTGGTTATGAGCATTCCGATATTGTTTGGAGTGCCACCTTGAATAGGAAGTAGAGTGAAATCCCAATCGTCAGGATTTCCAGCACCCAGAGTTGCTTGTAACTGTTGTAATTGAAATTCAGGAGCAATTAATTCGACTTCATAGTCGACATAAAGTTCACCGACCGTACCGGTCTCGGTGCCAGCTGTAGCAACATAGATTCTACCAGGGTAGTAGGATTTAGGATCTGATTGTGGAGGAAGATTATTCACACCTTTGATAGTGTAGTACGCCTTAGATTGATTCAAGAGCTTGACTTCTACGGGATAATCCATCATCAACCATACGGGAGATTTCTTTGCTCCCTCGTAAGTCATAAGCTCGATTGCATCATCTGGCTCATCGTCCTGGACGTTGTAATCCAAAACCGTGTAAACGCTTCCGTCCGAGTTAGTCCCCACACTGGGTTCATAATAGAACGCCAATTTCTTGAACCGGAACTGTTCCCAGTTACAAGATATTCCAGACAACCAAGGAAAGGCGGAAGGATTTCCAGGGTTTAGGGGTTGATTGTAGACAATCTCAAATTCGCCTGTCCCAGTAGTTTCTAGGAGGCCAATGAGTTCTCTGTGTTTAATGCGACAAATCCGAGCAGCAGTAGGCTTGTTCTCGAATACGTAACCCTGTGCTGCGGGAGCCGAAACTTGTGTTCCAGGGACTCCGGTGTAGGGTACTGCGACCATGCTTGTGCCGCTTGTCGGTGCAGGGCGAGCTTGCGCTTGCGCTCCACTGCGTGGTATAAGATTTCCAAGAGCGTGTGTAATTCCGTCAGCGACGGTAACGCCAGCATTAAGTCGTCGGATCTTTTCATCGAAGTCAAGATCGCGATAGCGGGTTTTCCTTACTTTGTTCTTGGATTGTTGAGGTTTAGCTCTAGGTTTAGGGGGCATATTGTATGCGTGTAAGTTTGGTAATTTGCGAAAAGTGGTTTTACCAGCACCACTGGCCAAGTGGTTTCTCATTTCTTTCCAGCTGCCTTAGGCTGTTTTCTAGCCTTCGGAGCCGTACTCTTATTGGACGCTTGAGCAGCGCCACTGGTTTTACCCTTTTCATTCTTCCCCTTTCCGCCTCGACGACGGTTTCTCTTCTTCTTGACCTCTGGGTCAAGTTTCTCCTGGTCTACCACCTTAGTCTCGAGTTCCGCACCAGCTTCATGATTATGAAGAACACAGTTAGCTGGGATTGCAACTTCGGGAAGAGGCACTATTAGTGGTACGTTTAGGCATCGCTCTAAACTTGGGTCTGCATCCATGAATTCAATGAATGTGTCAACATTCACATCAGGGATCTGCTCTAGCAGTAAATCGGTAAAGCACTCACAGTCCTCATTAGGATACTGCTCTGACTTAAGTGCGATGCTTTGTCTGGAACGAAATCCATGTTCATCCAGAAGCGTAGCTTCCTCGTCCATACCCTCAATATGGATATTAAGCTTGCGCAGAACATGTCGACAAAAGGCTCCAATAATAGGAGTATTAGGGTCACTCAGTGCGTAACTCATGCATTTCTCTTTGAGTTTGGTTTGTGCAGAGACAGCGCTAGCCCTGGTAACATGGAATTTTGCAAGTTGTCTCCGAATGTCACAGCAACTGTTTAGGTCGCCTTGCCATACGAAGCGTGTGTAGAACCTGCTTAAAAAGTTAACTCCACGTTCTCCCTTTTGGACGAAGTTAGGTTTTACCTTCAACCCAACGAAGGTGGCTGCATCAACGCAGTAACAATCAGGCATGTCACTGATTAACGCATCATCGCCAGCAATAGCCCTCTCCTTTTGGAAAGAGGTTTGTTGTGAGAATCCCATCATACGATACCCGACATAAGCAACAAAGTCGCCAATGACTGAGTTCAAGGGAGAGGTCTCCATAGAGCCACTACCCCTACTAAACAGCTGTTCGTATATGATACCGAATGTGGTGTAACCGACGTTATTATATTGAGCTCCGTGTAGTTCTCTAATTTCTTCATGGTATTCTTCTGGGAGAAGTGCTAAAAGAAGTTCAAGTTCTAAATATCTAAGGAAATTATTGACGTGTCCGTCGAAGCGTGACATATCACTGGTTTGAACTCCGAATTCTGCTTTTACACAGATTTCGGCGATTAACGCAGCGATTTCTTTGGGCGTCTTTCCGAAGGCATAGAAGTGTTGACCCTTTAGCCAATCCATTACTGGGTACATTAATGTGGCGTATCTGTACTTAAGCGGCCCCTGGATTATAGTTATGTTTCTTGGATCGCCAGGTCCATTCTGAGAGGCTTCTTTCTTCATAAAGCCAGATACTACAGAGCTGTATTTCATTGACCAGTTGCAGCCTTCCTCGATGTTTTTCTGAGTAGCTTTCGCCTGCCGAAGGGAGACGTCTTCAAGGCTGGCCGGAACTAGTATGTGTTTGACTGGTATTAGCAAGTCGAGATATTCTTTGACATATTTGATGTGTAGCGGCGTAATATTGACATGTGATCTAACATTCACTACTCTTCCTTGCACGCACTGCTGGTCATTTCCAGCACTGGAGTCAGGCGCGTAAGCACCATGCATGAAGGGGGTCATGAAGGGAATCAGGGATGGCTTTGCGGCTTCATCATAGGTATTTTCTTTATCAGTATATTGATATCTCAGAGCTGCCAATTCGACTGGAAATACGTATGCGGGAGGTTTTTCTGAAACGCTCCGGATGTAGGTAAGCACTATCGATGCGAGCCCTTCGTCGAGGTTAGTCCTTTTAATGACCTGCGCGGTGGTGATGTCCACCTTCGTAACGCTTCTTTGGCTAATTAAGGAGTCTAACGTACTTGTTTCAACTGAAGCTTCTGCATACTTGCCTACGTCTGCTATGCTAGTGGTTTGTGCATTGTCGGTGATAGAATTTATAATAGTAAACCGTCCTTTGACTGGTTCGAAATGTTTTAATACGTGATAATTGGTTGCACTAAGTCTAAAATATTGTATATTAATGAAACCTTCTATATGTGTTATAGGTTGTAAATAGAATATTGAATATAAAGGATTGAGGCTCAGCCGTGTGACACGATATATAACGAGTGTTCTTGCTAACCCGTTGCGGTAGTCAGTGACGGTCAGATGATCAGAATTGTAGTCCCAGAGTTTATGTCGGTAGCGTGCGCCACCGCTCACTGAGACGTTAATTTGATTCTCCTCATCAAAATAATAAGCCATATTGTACATGTTAGCGCTTGCGGCCTTGACCGGGGCTAAAGTAAATAAAATGGTATGGCATGGAGTTGCTAAATATCTATTCATATCTATATAATAATCACTATCTTCTAAGTATCTAATGGATCTATCAGTAAGAATGAGATTGTACGGATCGGGGTCTTTGCTTTCCTTATAATGCATAGCATTAGAGTACTCGCTGTTAGTCGGTTTATGCACGACCTCGAAATCGTTTTCGAGAGCAAATTGCTCAATCGTCCTCCGAGCCGCTGTGCGAAGGCTACGAAGGGCCCCATGTTCACGATTTTTGGAAGCAGGATAAGTTGGGACGTTCAACATCCTAAACCTGCTAGTCACCATCTCTTTAGCATCAAACTTGGTGCTCGCGATACGCTTAATTAAACGTTGGCGGATGGCTTCTGACATGTGGGTCTTTAATGCACTGGCCCAACTTCTAAGGGTTTGCAATCCATAAACTTTACAGACTGCAGCTTCTATGAACAACTTAACGTAGTCGTTCTGGTTACTAAGAGGTGATACAAAATAGTATGCGATTACAAGCGCGAATAGCGCGGACAAATTCTTAGGAAGAGAGGTTGGGGTGGCGGCCTTGGCAATTATAGTGGTATAATCGCTAGACCGCGTCGCGTCGACAATATTGGTTGAGTACGAAGCTGCCGTTGATAAGCAGTCCGTAGCCAAGGTGGAGTAGGTACCGGCCGTGAGGCACTCCCACACTCTTAACCCCCGATATAAAATCAGGGTGATGAAACTCATG